CGCTCAAATAAGAACTGATAGTAGTGGAGCGACTTCTTATTATCCAACTGGCCAAGACATTGTTTCCATATCTAAGGTTTATACCGCTGACAACCAAGTCGGTGATTACATGTTTGATCTTAGATACCAAATGACTCTCTTTGATTTCTTCGGTCTTTATTTCAATCAATCAGGGTATCCTTCGGCACCAATGGCTGCTTACATGGAAGCCATGTCTTATGTTAAGTTGATAAATGATGTATTCAATTATCCGATGTCTTACACATACACCAAGACAACGCAAAGATTGTTTTTGGATACTGATTACAGCAACCTTGAAGGTAAATCATATCTTCTGGTTGAAGCCTATGTAAAAATTGATTCTGATAAATTTGAAAAAGTTTGGCAAGATCGGTTGTTTCAAAGATATTTTGCAGCCTTGGTAAAAAAACAATGGGCACAAAACTTGATGAAGTTTGCAGGGGTTCCATTACCTGGTGGGGCTCAGTTGAATGCTCCTGCCATAATGCAGGATGCTGTCCGAGAAATAACTGAAATAGAAAATACATTGTTGAGAAACTACGAACTCCCCGTGGATCCATTGATTGGATAAAAATGGCAATCAATCCGTACATTAATTTAACTTCATACAATCCTGAACAAAATTTAGTTGAGGATATCACCGTTGAATTGATTCAAGGAGTTGGTCAAGATTGCTTGTATGTTCCCAGAAATGCTCTAAACATAGACAGACTATTTGGAGAAGACCCCAGTTCTTTTTTTGACAAGACATATACCATAGAAATGTATATTCAATCTTACAAAGGATTTGAAGGAACTGATATCGTTACACAGTTTGGCATTGAAATCAAAGATAAAATATCTTTATTGATGGCTCGGAGAAGATTCAAAGAGCAGGTTACAAACGTAGACCCAACAATAATAAGACCAAGAGAAGGGGATTTGATTTATTTTCCTCTTTCAAAATCATTGTTTGAAATAAACTTTGTAGAACACGAAAACCCCCTATACCCATTGGGCAAACTTTATTCCTATCAGATAACCGCAGAACTCTTCACATACAGTTACGAAAAGATTGCAACACCAAGTTCCGCAGTAAACTCGCCATACACAACCACATTTGGGTTTACTGGTGCAACAATGATACCGAGAAACAACATTCTTGGAACTACTGCTGGAATCAATGATATTTTAGACATCGAAGCTGCATTGTATGAATTTGACGAAAACAATCCCGCAAACAATTGTGGATCTTAAATGAGGTAAAACAATGTTTGGATACTACTACAATAAAAGTTTAAGACGATTAGTGGTGGGATTTGGAACTTTGTTTAACAACATTTATGTTTCTCACGACAACAGTGGTACTGATCCAAATACTACTTTAAGAGTTCCTATTACATATGCATCACAAGAAAAATTTATTCAAAGACTTTTGAATCCATCTTCAATCACTGACGGAACAAGGATTGAAAATCAGTTGCCAAGAATAAGTTATCATGTTAATACAATTCTTCCAGATCCATCAAGAAGGCGTGCAAGATTTTCTTCATCAATTGCATTAAATCAATCTGGCGGAAATTGCACAAACACTGGATCACAAATAGCCAACGAACAACCTGTGAATGTTGGAATAAATCTCTTTGTCTACACAAGGCACATCGATGACATGTTGCAAATTGTTGAGCAAATTATGCCATTCTTTGTTCCGGATCATATGATAAAGATTGAACTTACAGAGGGTGGAGAAAAATTAAACATTCCAATCGTAATGGTTTCAAACAATCTGACTGACAGATATGAAGGTGATTTTAATAGTAGAAGAATGCACATTGCATCATTTAACTTCTTAGCCAAATCATACATATTTGGTGGTGTAGGTAATGTAACGACTATTAATACGACGGCGACTGATATTGATTTTGAATAAACATGAATATTAATAAAAATTTGGCAAAACTTTTTAATGTCCCTGAAGGACAGGATTCAGCATTGACAAAATCACCACAATCTGGTGGTACCTTTGATACTGCTAATTTTCAAAAAGATTATGCGTTGGTACAAGATAATCTGAAATCACTTATTGGAAGCGGAAATATTGCTTTGGAAAGTGCTCTAAAGGTAGCCACAGAATCAGACAGCCCAAGAGCATTTGAGGTTGTTGCCATCCTGTTGAAGACAATGGCTGATCTAAACAACAATGTGTTGGACGTTCACAAAAAGGCAAAAGACACAACAGGAACAAAGGTTGAAGTAAAACAGACAAATAATTCAGTGTTTGTTGGTTCTACCAAAGATTTACAAAATTTAATAAACAAAGAAAGAAGCACTGAAAAAGATATAATTGATTCAGAGGTTGTGAATGAGCAAAAACAACAATAATCAGGGTTATAGAAATAATCCAAATCTCAAACTTCCTGGTGTGGAGATGCAATACACCAAGGATGAACTTGAAGAGTACATCAAGTGCGCAAATGACCCTGTTTATTTTTGTGAAAAATACATTAAAGTAAAGACTTTGGATAAAGGTGTTGTACCATTTAAACTTTATCCCTATCAAAAAAAGTTTATCAACGAATTACACAAAAATAGATTTGTAATTTCTAAATGGCCTCGCCAGTGTGGTAAGTCAACCTGTGTTACCAGTTATATTTGCCATTATGTGACTTTTACTCAAAGTGTAAACGTTGCAATCCTAGCCAATCGTTTGAAAACTGCAAAGGAAGAATTATTCTCAAAACTTCAACTTGCATATGAAAATTTACCACATTTTCTGCAACAAGGAGTTCTAGAATGGAATAAGACGAGCTTTAAACTGGAAAACGGCTCCAGGGTCATGTGTGATGCTACATCGTCTACAGCGATCCGTGGCGGCTCATATAACCTATTGCTGTTGGACGAGTACGCCTTCTTGCCAAGCCATGTGGCTGAAGAATTCTACACAGCAACCTATCCGACAATTTCTGCTGGTACCACTACCAAACTTATCATAGTTTCAACACCAAATGGAATGAATCACTTTCATAAACTTTGGGTTGATGCAAATAGATCTCAAGGACATAAATTAAAAAACATGTTTGTTCCTGTAGAGGTTGGATGGAGAGAAACCCCAGTCAGTCCGGGAAGCCCAAAATTGAGAGATGATGAATGGGCTGCAGAACAAATTGCCAATACCAGCCCCGAACAATTTGAACAGGAGTATGGTTGCAGTTTCTTGGGTTCTTCCAATACTCTTATTTCAACATCAAAACTGAATGTATTGGCTCCCGAAGAATATTTGGAAGAAGATAAAGAAGGTTTAAGAATATTTTCAAAAGCAGAAAAAGATCAAATTTATTTTTTGCAGGCTGACGTTTCTAGGGGTCAGGGCTCCGATTTCTCAGCATTCACCATGATTGATGGAACCTCAGCACCTTACAAAGTTGTGGCAACCTATAGAAACAATACAATCAGTCCATTTAATTTTCCAACTGTTATTAAAAAAATATGTGAGCAATACAACAACGCATATGCTTTGATTGAAACAAATGACATTGGTGGCCAAGTTTCTTCCATTCTTTATAATGATTTGGGTTATGAAAATGTATTGATGACTCGTATGATGGGAAGAAAAGGCCAAATGCTTTCACAAGGTTTTGCAACCGGAAAAAGCGAAATGGGCCTTAGAACCACCACACAGACCAAAAAATTAGGGTGTGCAATTTTAAAAAGATTGATTGAAGAAGATAAAATTTTGCTAAATGATGAAAGAATTATATCTGAATTATTCACATTTGTATCAAAAGCAAACACATATAAGGCTGAAGAAGGCCACAATGACGATCTTGTAATGTCTTTGGTGTTCTTCGCATGGCTTTCAAGACAAGAATATTATGCTGATCTAATTGAAAGCGCAAAATTTAATTATGAAGAAGCACAGAAACCCGAAGATGACAATGTGCTTTTTATGATGGATAATAAAGATGAATTGGATGACAAAGAGCCATTTTCTCAGGGAGGAGTGGTTTGGTATCCCACATGAAATTCTAAATATTTGAGATAAAAAGGGATCTTATGCCATCACTCAGTTCATTTATTAGCTCAAATCAATATTCAAAAGAAAATTTAGCAATACCTTTCGTGGCTGCAATGAAGGTTGGATCTACTTACACTGCTCCAGTTTTCAATGGAGTCAACAATTCTACTAGCGTAGATCCGGGTGGTTTGTTTGGTTGGTTGATATATTCAAGAGGAAATTCTGCTCTTGGTCCTGTAAAAGGAACAACTTCTGATCGGTTTATTGTTTACACCAATCCATCAGATCTGGTACAAGATTTAAATAAGTTAAGTGGAATTACAAATTGCTTGCTGGCCCCAGCAAGTGGTTCTACTTACGCTTTGTTTGTTGATCCGGGAACTTCAAAAATTCAATATACACGAAATGGCGAAGATTTTTTGAATGCCATAAGTTACATGGCTTACGGCGGCACCTTAGTTCTTACAGGAAGTGTTGCTGGTTTCAATGAATATTTGGGTGAAAATTCAGGAAATTTGATTGATTGTGTGATAGATCCTTACATTTCTTCTGATATTGCAACTTGGGTTGCTGGCCAAGAATATGCCGTTGGTTTCTTCCCTTCTATTCGTGAATCGGCCAGTGGTGTCACTGGAAACGGTTACACAATGGCAAATTTTGCAGCGCTTGGTGTATCTAATGTTGCTGGATCAACTCAAGGAATTAAATTTTTTAATCTTTATGGCTTAAAAACAAATACCTTAAATGTTGAACTTCTAAAAAGTGATTCAATAATTGATTACACAATTCCTGCTGTTTCTGATCTTGGTGGATTTTTTGCCAGAGCAAAAAATAGAAATGAACAGTATTTGACAATTGCAGGACTAGATCGTGCAACAGTATTAAATGGTAGCATTATAAATCCAATCGAATGGTCTGGAAATCTTAAAAACTATTTGAGATCAAACAAAGTAAATTTCTTTGTAAACTACGTTCCAAAATTTTTAGGATCTGATTTGGTAGGCGCAACTGCCGCAACTGGACCAATCACTGTAAATGACAGAATAGGACCAGCAAGACTTCGTTCTGAGATCATCAATTCAGTAAACAATGTTGCATTTAAGTACATCTTTGAAATAAACAATCAGACAACCAGAGATCAGGTTGTAAGTGAAGTACAAACTGTCTTGGATACATATTCTTCCTACTTGGATACAACAGCTACGCAAATTATATGTAATGAAACAAACAATCCAAATGCATCACAATTAAACATTGATTTGGTAGTCAAACCATTGCTAGGAACTGACTCCTTCGTGGTTAACTTCACTTACACACAATAATGACAAATTCGATAATTGATTTCAAGAATAACTTCAATGGAGGCACAAGAGCCAATAGATTTATTGTCTATCCCTCTTGGCCCGTTGGCATAAGTGTTCCAATTACCGATGCTCAATTTAAGATTGTTTCTGCTTCTTTGCCAATGGCTACAGTCAACAGCATTAGCATCCCTTATCGTGGAAGATTAATAAATTTTGCTGGAGATCGTCAATACAGCCCATGGGTTGTTGGAATCTACGATGACGGCAATTCTCAAAATATATGGACTGCTCTGCAAAGATGGAAAGAAGCATTGGACGGCCATTGGACGCACAGAGTTGCAAACAATGATTTTACATACAGAACCCTTCAAACAACTTGGAGAATTGATCAGTTAGACGTAAATGCAAATCAAGTTTTGCGAAGAATTTATCTTTATAAATGTTGGCCAAGCGTAATTGGTGAAATTGGTTTGAACATGGGTGAAAATGATTTTGTGTCTTTTTCAGCCACCTTGACATTTGATAACATCAAAATAGAGGGAATCTGATATGTTAAATGAATTCAAGACAAACTTTTTTGGAGGAACCAGATCAAACAGATTTTTGGTCAATGGTACTATTCCGGGTGGAAACAGTGTCGGAACACCTCGTTTTACAAAATACCATATTCGTTCAACCATTCTTCCACAGGTAATGTCAACAACACTGACGTATGATCATTTTGGAAGAAAATACTTTTATCCTGGTGAAAAACAATATACAAGTTGGGCATTTGTTGTTTTGGATGATACAGGTGACAAAAATTTGTGGAGAGCATTTCAAAACTGGCAAAACAACATAAACAACAACAATACAAATGTGTCATCTTTGATAAATCAACAATCGTCATACAAGGCAACTGACTGGGAAGTCCATCATTTAGACTTAAATGGTGAAACCGTATTGAAAAAATTTGTATTACATGGTTGTTGGCCCGCCAAGATCGGCCAATTGACTCTAAATATGATGTCGCCCAATACTATGAACAGTTTTGAAGTCATGATCATGTTTGATTATATGGAAATTTTAAGTGGAACAACTCCAATCACAAGAAGGACGTGATAAATTATGGAACTAGAACTTTTTGGATTTGAATTTGGTAAGAAAAGAACTTCAAAGCAGGAGAAACAAGAAAGAACACTGCAATCTTTTACGGCTCCTGAAATTTATGATGGAACCGTAACGGTAGAGGCTGGTGGATTCTTTGGAACTGCACTTGATTACGCTGCAAGCATGCGTGATGAAAGCGCATCGGTAGTTCAATACAGAAACATGTCTATCTATCCGGAAGTTGACAACGCGATAGATGAAATCGTAAATGCTTCAATTGTATTAGGG